TTAACACATATTTAACACATTAATTATATCCATTGTTTTTTCTTTTTCTTTTTTTAGCACATGAGTATAAATATCAGCTGTGATACTTATAGTTGAATGGCCTAATAAAATAGATACTGTTTTTAATGGAACGTCATTTTCAAATTGTAGTGTAGCATAAGTATGCCTAAGTGCATGAAATTTTTTATGTTTAACATTACATTTTTTTAAATAATTTCTCCATGAAGTATCTACCCATGATTTATGAATTAAATTTCCGTCTTTAGTTAGAAAAATAAAACCTTTATATTCATCTTTATAAGAAGTTCCTGCTTTTAAAATATTTATATTTTGTTGCTTTTTTATTTCTTTTAATATCGGAATCAAAGAATCAGGAAGAGGAATTTTTCTTATTGAATTTTTAGTTTTAGGTGAGTGTATATCTCTAACTAATTTTCTTTCTTCACCAATAATAGCTGTATAGCATGTTAAAGTTCTTTGTATATTAATTTCTTTAGAATCCAAATCTATATCATCCCACTTTAATCCTAGAACTTCACCTTGCCTCATACCAGTAGCTAAAGAAGCTAAAGCAATATATTTTATTAATTTTGGATAATTATCGGCATAATTTATAATTAATTTTAAATCTTCTTTGCTAAATATTTCAACTTCTGCTGCTACAGTATAAAAATCTTTTGGAATTTTTATATTATCGCACGGATTTCTTAAAATAAATCCTTCAGATATAGAATACTTAAAAAATCTTTTCAGTAATTTATCAGCTCGTTTAATACTGGAGGTACTCTTACCATTTTTAAATAAGTCATTATAATATCTTTGTATATCAAGAGCAGTAACATCTTTGATATATTTATTACAAAATGGAGCGCATTTCAAATAGGTTCTGTATGTACATTCATACCTATCAAAGCCAGAATCTTTTATACTTCCCTTAATAAACTCGAATAACCAGGTTTTAATAGCACTAGAAAGTATTACATCACTATTTATAGTTAATCCATTTTTTAACCCAAACTTATAATCTTCTAACTTTTGCTGCGCTTCCTTCTGAGATTTTCCATAAAAGTATTTTCTTATTAATTTTCCATTTGCATCTCTGCCAAAAGATGAAGATACTCTAAAATAATTTTTTCCATTTGCTGTATAGTTAGTTTTAACAGCCATATTATCAACTCCTTTAGTTAATATCCTTTCTTATAATTCCTAAGCCATTATTAAAATATAAAATAATATCATCACATTCATAATAAATACCATGTTTTCTTTTATGGTATTGTATAGATTCATCAAAAAAAGAATCTGTTATTGTTAGATATTCAGCAATCTCATATCTATCATTGGCTCCGGATTTAATAGCTGCAACTATATGTGATATACTACATAGCCTCTCAATAGCTTTAGCATGAGCTATTACTTCTTGTTTAGCATTTCTTATATCTTTTAAATCTGTTATATTTCCTACGGTAGTTTTAAAGTGTCCATGGTACTCTTCGGCGTAGATGCAGGCTTTTTCTGCGATTGTAGTAAGTTTCTTGCTTAGCCCTATTTTATTTCCTTTACATAGACCTAATGCTTTTGATTTAAAATACTTTTCGATCACAATAATATTATCTTTTTCACTTTCAGCTAGTAGCCTCTCAAATTTATTCATATGCCCACACCCTTTATAGTTCGTCTAAATCTTCTTTCATAAGTTTTTGTTGTTCATCATCATCAGCAAAATTATTATGAGCTGCAATTGGCATATTATTAATTTTAGATATTTTTCTACTCTTATTTGTTATTTCAGATACTTTAAATTTTATGAAAGAATCTACGCTTTTTTGAAGATCTTTAATATCGAGTTCTGATATTTCATATTGCGCACCATTAGTATCTAAAATAATATTACCTTCTGAATCACATATAATATTAAAGTTTAGATTACACAAGTACTGCTCTATTAAATACCCAAGTTGATTTTTAGATTGACTTTTAGGAATGTCTGAATCAAAAAAATCACTTATAGATACGTCTAAAGCATTAGCTAACTTTTGAAGTGTTTCACTTGTTGGACTGCTTTTATCATTTTCTAAATCGCTAATAGTTGACTTGGAAAGTCCAGTAAGTTCATTGATTTTCATCATCGAATACCTTTTATTTTTTCTTATATTACGTATATTTTCACCTAATGACATAATTATTACTCCTTACATAAAGTATTGTTTACCGTACTTTTATTATACCATTGCGTTCGGAAAAGTAAACCTGTAAATTAAAGCAAATTAAAGCAAATTAGAGCAAAAACCTTGAAATATAGAAAAAGTTCGCCAAAAAGGTAAAAAATGTTCGTTTTTGCGGTAAAATACTGATTGTCTTATGTTCGGTAAACAGGTAATATTATATACAGGAGGTGGGCATAATGGAGAACAAAATCCATACAATTATTAAAGAAAAAGGATTAAAGATAAGCTATGTATTAGATAAAGTCGGACTCGCTAAGTCGTCATTTTATGATATTATGAATGGAAAATCTATTCCTAGTTTAGCGAACGCAAGAAGAATTTGTGAAGTTTTAGAAAGAAATTTAGATGATGTATTTCCAGAAGAGTTTAAAAAGGAGGACATACTGTAATGAAACTGCATGAGATACTACAAGAAATATTAGGGACGTTAAAAAATAATCAGCCTAAAGCAACAATGACTGTTATTGAATGTTCTGATTATATGAATGTAAGTAAAGATAAAATCAGGGAGTTAGTTAATAAAGTTAATACAGATTTTCCATACTTTAAAGTTGGTGCAAAAGTTTTAATTGACAAGACTAGATTAGATTTATGGATAGAGAGTATAGCAAAAGAACATAGAAAACTATAAATGAATAAATTAAAGGAGGAAGAAAGATGAATAAATTAATACCATTAGAATTTAAAAATCAAAGGATAATGACAACCAAGATTTTAGCAGAAGAATATGGAACAGAGGAAACAAATATAAAAAATAATTTCAATAGAAATAAGGAAAGATTTATAGAAGGTAAGCATTTTTATAAATTGCAAGGTCAAGAGTTGAAAGAGTTTAAGAGGTTGGTACCTGAAAGTGACGAAGCTATAAAATTTGCACCAGTTCTTTATTTATGGACAGACAGAGGAGCAGCAAGACATGCCAAAATACTAGATACAGATGAAGCATGGGAAGTATACGAAGAATTGGAAGAAAACTATTTTAACCTTAGGGAAAGAAAGCCAACTTGTATAGAAGATATTTTAATATCTAGTTTACAAGAAATGAAAGCAATTAAGGGTGATGTAGAAGCTATTAAACAAGCAAATGTAGAAACCAAAGAAGAAATACAAGGAATAAGAGAAATAACAGGACTTAATTCTATAGACTGGAAAGATGATTCTAAAAAATTAATAGTAAAGATAGCACATAAGCTAGGAGGAAATCAATTCATCCAGGATGTATATAAAGAAGTTTATTCTAATTTAGAAAAAAGAGTAGGTTGTCAATTACAGATAAGACTTACAAATAAACGTAGAAGAATGGCAGATGAAGGTGTTTGTAAATCAAAGAGAGATAAATTAAACAAGTTAGATATTATAGGTGAAGATAAAAAGCTTCTAGAATGTTTCTTAGCTATAGTAAAAGAACTTGCAATTAAATATGGAGCTTAAGGAGGAGATATGGCATTTAAATGTGCATTAGATATAGCTGATGAAGCTAGGCGATTATATTTAGAAAACTTAAACTATGAAGATGCTTATAAAAAAGCAAAGGATATATTTTTAGGTAAAAGAAAAGCCACAAGGATACCGACCAAAGTAATCCACGTAGCTAAGTAAAATATTCAAGAATTATTATATCACAAATAGAGGTGATTACAATTGAAAAATTGGGATAAGGAAATTGAGAAAGCAAAAGAAGAAGTAATCGAGGCAAAAAAACTTAATTGGTTACTAGAATATAGATCAAAAAATAATATAGAGGGAACAATTGATCACGTTAAAACTATTGTTAAAGTGCCTGACTTCGAAGTTAAAGCATGGTTCATAAGTAAATGGAATACTGGATTTATAGTTTGTGATTTAGAAGAACTTATGAAAAGACCTAAGAGGGAGAGAGATAAAGTACTGAAACTAGGAGGTATTTCATGAGTAGAAAAGTTGCATTAGTTAAATTCCTTAAGGGTTCATTTGACCAAGAATATTCCTATTTTACAGAAGATGGAACTCTCAGTAGAGATGATCTATTAATAGTACAAGCGGGTGAATCTTATGGACTAGCAAAGTTTACAAGGTATTCAACTAACAAGATACACGTAAGTAAAGCTGAAAAATGGATTATTAAAAATATAACTCCAGATGTACAAGAATTTGAGGCGAAATTATTTCTAGGAGGTTTTGATTGATGGATAAAAACTTAGAAATAATTCAGCAAATATTCCAAGAAGCAATCAGATTAGATTGCATACAAGATCAAAATATAGAAGTTAATTATCATTCAGGCTCTAAACGATTAAGAGTTGAAATTGCTTATCAAGGTAATCCAACATTTAATGATGGGTTAACAAGATCCTATTCTGTAAGTGTTAAAAATTCAGATTTACTTAATAAAGTATTATGTGAAATTAAGGCACTTGAAATTATAGATGATGACCTTTTAGGAGATTAACATAATGGAGAAAAAGTTAAGTAAATCTGAATTTATGCAAAAGGTCGTGAATGATAGATATAAAAAGCAAAGACTTGAGAAGGAAAAATCAGAAGGTGCTGACAGATACACCTTTGATAATATGTATAAAACTAAAAATTTTAGGAGGAAAAAGTTATGAATATGAAAATAGCACAAGTTTGTTTTCCAGTAGAAATGAGCAACGAAATTGGAAATAAGAAATATAGTTATTTTACTGATATTGATGACCTAGATTGGCAGGACACGGTAGTAGTAGAAACAAGATATGGTACTAGAGTTGCAGTATTTATGAACTATCTAGACGAAAGTTCTAAATATGCTGAGAAAGCTAGTGCTTGGATAATTCAAAAGGTTGATTTAAATGGAGTAGAAACTAAAAAGGCTAAACAAAGGCAGATAAAAGATATAAAGGCTAAATTATTAGAAAGAAAATCAAAAATAGAAGAAAGACAGATATTTGAGATAATGGCTCAATCAGATCCAGCAATGCAAGCTTATTAAGAGAATATGATGAATTATTAGGTTAGAAATTTTAGGAGGAAATAATTATGAAAATTAATGTTGAATTTAATAGTGTTGAGGAAATGCAAGATTTTGCAAAATTAATAGGAGCACCAAGTAACTGTAATGGAATTAAAGTTGAAATAGGAGCTCCTACAGTAGAAGAAGCTAAGAAGGAAGATAATTCTAAAGGTAATGAGAAGAACGCTTCTAAGAAGACAGAAAAGACAAAAACTGAGGATAAGTTAAAGAGAAATGAAACACCTAGTACTACAGAAAATAAGGAACCTGTACAAGATGAAAAACCTGAGAAAGTTGAAGCAGAAGTTACAGGAATTGATAACACATCTAGTGAGCCACCTAAAGATGTTACTGAGGATGTAGCTAAAGTTACTAAGGAAATGCTAAGAGATGCATGTGCGAAGGTAATGAAACTTGGAAAGCAAGCAGAGGTAAAACAAATATTTAAGAAGTATGGAGCTAATAAATTACCAGAACTTAAAGAGGAAGATTACACAGCAGCTTATAAAGATGTTGAGGCTTTAAAATAATGGCTAAACATGCACTACTAAGTGCAAGTTCATCGAAAAGGTGGCTTAATTGCCCACCTAGTGTGAAATTAGAAGAAGGGTTTGAGAATACTACAAGTGTATTTGCAGAAGAAGGAACCTTGGCTCACGAACTTGGAGAAATAACATTAAGATTAAATCTCGGAGAATTTACAAAGAGAAAATATAGTTCACAATTAACCAAGATTATGGATAATGAATTGTTTACAAAGGACATGCCTGATTATGTAGATATGTATGTAGATACTTGTATGGAAAAAGTATCTGAATCTAAAGCAACTACACCAGATGCAATAGCTATAGTAGAACAAAAGTTAGATTTTAGCGATTGGGTTCCTGATGGTTTTGGAACAGGAGATTTTGTAATAATTGCAGATGGAACAATGGAAATATGTGATTTAAAATATGGAAAAGGTGCTCAAGTAAGTGCTAAGGACAATTCACAAATGAGATTATACGCACTTGGGGCAATAAGCCAGTTTGAGTTTCTATATGATATACAAAAAGTTAAAATGACAATCATCCAACCAAGATTAGATAGTATAAGCACAGATGAACTGACTGTTGAAGAGTTATTAAACTGGGCGGATGAAGTTGTTAAACCTACAGCAGAACTTGCGATTAAAGGTGAGGGTGAATTTTGTACAGGAGATCACTGTAAATTCTGTAGAGCAAAAGCAGTTTGTAGAGCAAGAGCAGATAAAAATATGGAGCTTGCACAGTATGAATTTCAAAAACCACCTACATTAGATAATAACGATATAGGGTTTATTTTAAACAGAGTGGATGAACTTACTAGTTGGGCCAAAGATGTAAAAGAGTATGCATTAAATCAGGCTCTAAAAGGAGAAGAATTTGATGGCTTTAAAGTTGTTGAAGGCAAGAGCAATAGGAAATGGGCAAATGAAAAAGCTGTTGGAGATATATTAATAGAGCAAGGATTCTTAGAAAATATAATATATACCAAAAAACTTACAGGTATTTCTAATATGGAAAGTGCCATAGGTAAAAAAGAAGTTAATAGGTTATTAAGTGATTATATAGTCAAGCCACAGGGTAAACCAACGCTAGCATTAGTAACAGATAAAAGAGCAGTGTTTAATCCTGCTAAGATGGACTTCTTAGAATAGGTGGCAAATATGAGTTATGCAGAAGAGTATTGTGATTATTTAGCATTTAGAGAGCCTAAATACTATGAGAACTATCAAGCAAAAGATTTTAATAAATTAGAATATAAAGGAGAAATGAATATTATGATAAAAGCAAAAAGAACAGGAACTAAGATAACTACAGGAAAGGTTAGATTAAGCTATGCTCATATTTTTGAGCCACATGCAATGAATGAAGGTCAAGAAGCTAAATACAGTGTATCAGTAATAATTCCAAAAACAGATACAGAAACTCTTAAAGCAATTAAGGAAGCAACAGACCAAGCAAAGAAAGATGGAGTAGGTAAGTGGGGCAATAAAATTCCTGCAAATCTTAAAACTCCACTTCGTGATGGTGATGTTGAAAGAGAAGATGATGAAGCTTACAAAGGATGTTATTTCTTAAATGCATCAAGTAAAAATAAGCCAGGTGTAGTTGATGCAAATGTACAACCTGTATTAGATGCAACAGAAGTTTACTCAGGTTGTTATGCAAGATTAACTCTTAACTTCTATGCTTACAATGCAAGTGGAAATAAAGGTGTAGCAGCCGGGCTTGGTAATATTCAAAAATTAGAAGATGGAGAACCACTTGGAGGATTTACAAGAGCAGAAGATGATTTTGATTCAGTTGGTGATGGAAATTCTGCAAATGATGATTTTCTAGGTTAGAACTATGGGTATTCTGAGTATAGATGTTGAAACATATTGTGACTTAGATATTAGGAATGTGGGTGCTTACAGATATTGTAGGCATCCATCATTTGAAATACTACTATTTGCATATGCTTTCAATGATGAACCAGTAGAAATTATAGATTTTAAAAATGGTGAATTATTACCAAAGGAAGTTGAAGAATCACTTAATAATCCCAATATAATTAAGGTTGCATTTAATGCAAACTTTGAAAGAAATGCTATTGAAAATTATCAACCACACTGGTTATGTCCTCCAAATGAATGGCAATGCACAATGATTAAAGCATTAACATTAGGATTACCAGGATCACTAGATATGGTTGGTAAAGCAATGCACTTCGAAGAAGATAAGCAAAAAATGAAAGAAGGTAAAGCGTTAATACAGTATTTCTGTAAGCCTTGTAAACCAACTAAAGTTAATAAAGGAAGAACAAGAAACCTTCCGGAACATTCACCTGAAAAATGGGAGACATTTAAATTATATTGTAAACAAGACGTTGAAGTTGAAAGAGAAATTAGAAATAAATTAGATAGATATCAAACAACTACTAAAGAAAAATTATTATGGAATTTAGATCAAGATATAAATGATAGAGGTGTTAACTTAGATTTAACTTTAGCAGAAAATGCTATTGAATGTGATGAACAATTTAAAGAAAGAATGATTGAAGAAGCGAAGGAGCTTACAGGATTAGATAATCCTAATAGTCTAACTCAATTAAAAGAATGGATAGGTGAAAAGGTGGGTTATGCTGTAGGAAGTATTACTAAAGATACAATACCAACACTTATAAGAGATGCAGAATTTCAAAATAACAAAGAAGTAAAAAGAATGTTAGAACTAAGGCAACTTATGGGTAAAACATCAACTAAGAAGTATCAAACAATGCTTAATATGAAATGCGATGATGGCAGGATAAGAGGAATACTTCAATTCTATGGGGCGAACAGAACTGGTCGTTGGGCAGGACGTGGGGTACAGGTTCAGAACTTACCGCAAAACCATTTACCAGACCTAGATAATGCAAGATCACTATTAAGAGATGGCGATGTTGAAGATCTAGAGTTTTTGTTTGACAGTATTCCAGATACTTTAAGCCAACTTATAAGAACAGCCTTTATACCATCAGAAGGTAATAGATTTATAGTCGCAGACTTTTCAGCTATAGAAGCAAGAGTAATAGCTTATTTAAGTAATGAAGAATGGAGATTAGAAGTTTTCAGAACTCATGGAAAAATATATGAAGCTTCTGCATCTCAGATGTTTCATGTACCAATAGAAAGCATTAAAAAAGGTTCTGACCTAAGAGGTAAAGGCAAGATAGCAGAACTTGCATTAGGTTATGGAGGAAGTGTTGGTGCTCTTACATCTATGGATAAAAATAAGAGTATACCAGAAGAAGAATTGCCAGGACTAGTTAAGAGTTGGAGAAATGCAAATCCTAATATTACTAAGTTTTGGTGGGATTGTGATAAAGCAGCTAAGAAAGCAATTCAAGAAAGAACAACAGTTACATTACATCATGGAATTAAATTTATTTATGATCCAGGAGTTTTATTTATAGAGTTACCAAGTGGCAGAAGATTAAGTTACTTAAGACCTAAAATAGAACCAGGCCCATACGATAAAACAATAATAACTTATGAGGGATTACAACAAACAAGTAAGCAGTGGACCACATTAGAAACTTATGGCCCAAAGATAGTAGAAAATATTGTACAAGCATTTGCTAGGGATTGTCTAGGAGAAACAATGTTTAGTGTAGCTAAAACAGGATTTAATATTGTAATGCATGTACATGATGAACTTATCTTGGATGTACCTAAAGGACTTAGTTCAGTTGATGAAGTATGTGAATTATTTGCAAAACCTATATCATGGGCATCAGGATTACCACTTAAAGCTGATGGATATGAGTGCAGCTATTATATGAAAGACTAGGAGGAATAATTATGAACGATATAGATGATTTCTTAGGATTAGATGAAGAACCTACAGGAATACCACTTAATGATAGATATAGAATAGAAAGCTTAGATGAACTTAATGTTGTAGTTAAGGAGATGTATATACCAAAACCTACAGAAGAAAATCCAAGTCCAGAGGAAAAGTGGAGGTCTATTAGCTATCATCCTAATTTAGAATTAGCATTTAAAAGTATAGTAGATAAGGAAATAAATATAACAGCAAGTCTGGGACTTGATGAAGTAATTAAAAAGATAAATGAACTTAAGACATTTAAAGAGATGATTCAATAAAAGATAGGAGGGGTACAGTTGGAAACTGTAGCTGAGAATAACCTAAATATAAAGATTAAATATGATGGTCAAGTTGCATTAGCAACTGGAAATAGCAAAACATCAAAACATTGGAAAAATAAATCTATAATGTATTCAGCTTTAGTTGAAAAATTAAATCAGACAACTAGAACCCCTGAAACTTATGCTGAATACAAAAAAATGTCTAAGACAGAAAGAGACAGAATTAAAGATGTTGGTGGATTTGTTGGTGGTGGTCTTAAGGATGGAAAAAGAAAGGCTGAGAATGTACAGAATAGAACATTACTTACATTAGATATTGATTATGCTGAGGGTGATGTATGGGGAAGTATAGAGTTTATATGGGATTTTGCATGTGTAATGTATTCAACTCACACCCATGCACCAGATAGGCAAAGATTAAGATTAGTTATTCCATTATCAAGACCGGTACTTCCAGATGAATACCAAGCCATAAGTAGAATGGTAGCAAATGATTTGGGTATGGATATGTTTGATGATACTACATATCAACCATGTAGGCTAATGTATTGGCCATCAACTTCAAGTGATGGAGAATATGTATTTAAATATCAAGATTTACCTTGGCTAGATGCTGATGAAGTTTTAAGCAGATATACATTTGGATGGCAAGATGTAAGTTATTGGCCAGAGAGTTCAAGAGCAAGAGCTCATATGGATAAAGCACTACAAAAACAAGAAGACCCATTAGAGAAAAAAGGAATTATAGGAGCTTTTTGCAGAACCTATTCAATTTCAGAGGCAATAGATACCTTATTATCGGATGTTTATGTAGCTGGTGCTGATGAAACAAGATATACATTTTCAGAAGGTTCAACAAGTGGTGGTGTAGTTGTTTATGATGATAAATTTTCATATTCACACCATGGTACTGATCCTACAAGTTGTATTTTATGTAATGCATTTGACTTGATACGAATCCATAAATTTGGTGATTTAGATGATAAAGCAAAAGAAGATACACCTGCAAATAGAATGCCATCATTTACTAAAATGAGTGAGTTCGCAGCTAATGATAAAAAAGTATTAGTTACTATTGGCCAAGAAAAAATGGCTGCTGCTCAAGAAGATTTTGAGGTTGTAGAGACTGAGGAAGAAGTAAGCACTGAGTGGCTTTATGAACTCGAATATACAGAGCAAGGAAAGTTAAGAAGTACAATAAGTAATTTTAGTTTAATACTAGAAAATGAACCTTTATTAAAGAACAGAATTGCTTTTAATGAATTTTCTAATAGAGCAAATGTAATAGGTCAATTACCATGGAGAGCTAAAGGAAATTTTCAGGACTGGACCGATATAGATGATAGTGGTTTGAGAGAATTTATAGAAAAGTATTATAAGATTAATTCTCCTACTAAGTGTAGTGATGCACTTACATTATCATTTGAAAAGCATAGATTTCATCCTATTAAAGATTATCTCAATAGTCTTTTATGGGATGGCCAAAAAAGAATTGATACTTTATTAATGGATTACTTAGGGGCAGAAGATAACAATTATGTGAGAACAGTAACCAGGAAAATATTAGTTGCAGCAGTGGCAAGAGTATTTGTTCCAGGAATTAAATTTGATAATATGCCAGTTCTTTCAGGACCACAAGGAATAGGAAAAAGTACTATTATTAAAAAATTAGGTCAAGAATGGTATTCAGATTCTTTAACTACTGTTAATGGTAAAGAAGCCTATGAACAGCTTCAAGGAGTTTGGCTTATAGAAATGGGAGAAATGATGGCCACAAAAAAGGCAGATATTGAAGCTACAAAACATTTCTTAAGTAAAACAGAAGATATATACAGAGTTGCTTATGGTAGAAGGACAAGCAGATTTCCAAGACAATGTGTATTTCTTGGAACTACTAATGATAGGGAGTTCTTAAGAGATAAAACAGGTAATAGAAGATTTTGGCCTATAGATGTTGGAGTTAATACAATAAATAAAAGTGTATTTGATGATTTAACAAAAGAAGAAGTAGGTCAAGTTTGGGCTGAAGCTTTGGATCTATTTAAGAATAAAGAACCATTATACCTAAGTGGGGAAGAAGAAAAAGAAGCACAAAAACAACAAGAAGCACATTCAGAAGAAAGTGCTAAAGCTGGACTTATAGAAGAGTATCTAAATAAACCTATTACAGATAATTGGTACAGCAAAAGTATTAATGATAGGAGATTATATATACAAGGTGGAGACTTTGGAGATGAACCACAAGGTGATATTCAAAGAAGTAAAACCTGTGTTATGGAAATATGGTGTGAATTATTTAATGGGGATCCAAAACAATTAACGCCATTAGTAAGCAGAGAAATAAATGAAATTCTTAAAGGGCTTCATGGCTGGAAACAGTATGAGGGTAGATTAAGATTTGGAAAAATATATGGAGTTCAAAGAGCTTTTATAAGGGAGGATTAGATACATGAAGCAGAATTGTAAGTTTTGTGAAGGAGATGGCACTATCGTAGAAACTAGTGAGGACACAATCATGTTAGATGGAAATACAATTATACATCATAATTGGTGTGGATCTACTGAATATAAGATAAATTATTGTCCTATATGCGGTAAAAAATTAGGGGGAGAAAGTTAGTGGAAGAAAGTAGAGTTGAGAATTATCTGAAAAGAAGAGTCGAAAAGTTAGGTGGAAAAGCTTATAAATGGGCTCCAGTAGGAGTTGTAGGAGTACCGGATAGAATGGTGCTCTTACCTGGTGGAAAAGTAATATTTGTAGAACTTAAGGCGCCAGGTAAAAAAGCTAGAAAAATTCAAGAGTATAGAGCCAAGCAATTAAGAGGCTTAGGTTTTCAGGTTGAATGCTTGGACACTATAGAAAAAATAGATAGATTAATTCAAAATGTGAATAAATTTTAAGCTATCTATATTTAAGGTTTGGTTTACGTAAGATGTATTACCAATAGGAGTACATTCACCAGGTTGCGCTAAAATTAAAAATTCAGTTTTAAAGTCTGCTAAATCTTGCTTGCTTTTATTTTTAAAGAATGATTTATAGGCGGTTTCGAACATACTCTTATCTGAAAACTTAATAGTAAAAAGAGAAAAATTATAATCACTTATACTGCATTTAGCTTGGAAGGAGTAATTTTGATAATCAGCTTTTGTAATAACTCTATCAAGTAAAAATAGATGATAATCATTAGAATCTCTAAGATTCGATTTATAATAATCTAAAGTCTCAGAATATATGTATAAATCCTTTACCTTTTTGTTACCTATATATGATTCAGGATCACTACTACTACAAAATCTATATAGTCTCAAGAGCGTATTGATTTTAATTGGAGCACTATTAGTACCAGTATTACCGCTTGTATCAATGGTAGTAATTGATGGTGGCGGAGTTTTGGTTGTTGAATTTGGTGGAGAGGTATTTAGGGTGCCGATAAAGGTATCTAAATCAAAACTCTCGGATTCATAAGAAGATGTATTATTACTAGAAAGGCACCAACATTTATCGATATGCTTAGCCAAGAAATCACCATTTTTATCACGATGTCTAGAGTCGTAATAAAAATAATTAGTTCTATAGTTACTTTTAGAACCCTTAAAAAGAAATTCCCCATTACATTTTGGATTATAACATTTGAATTTTGTACCTTTATATGTATCGTCTAAATCTTTGGCATAAACTAAATTGTTGCATTGATCGTAGGCTTTGTCCACAAGTAGAGCCCTCCTTAAAATAATTTTATAAACAAATAATATCACGAATTACAAAATAAAACAAAGAAGGTGATAGTATGAAATTTAGCCCATGGAATTATCAACAATATGCAATTAACCACATTCTAGATCATAATGCATCAGGATTATTCTTAGACATGGGTATGGGTAAGACGGTTAGTTCTCTAACTGCAATAGATAATTTATTATTCTTAGGTGATACCGGTAAAGTACTAGTAATAGCACCTAAAAGAGTTGCAGAAGATACATGGTCTACAGAAATAGAAAAATGGAATCATTTAAAAAACCTAAAAATATCAACTATCTTAGGAACACCAAAGCAAAGAACAGAAGCGGTTGAAAAAGATGCTGATATTTATGTAACTAATAGGGAAAATGTAGTTTGGTTAGTTGATAATTATTTTAAAAGTTGGAAGTGGGATACTTGTATAATAGATGAATTATCATCTTTTAAAAGTTCTAAAGCTAAAAGGTTTAGGGCCTTGAAAAAAGTAAGGCCATACTTTAAAAGAATCATAGGCTTAACTGGAACTCCTGCACCAAATAGTTTAATAGATTTATGGCCACAGGTTTATTTATTAGATGGTGGAGAAAGACTTGGGAAGACAATTACAGGTTATAGGGAAAGATATTTTACACCAGGAGATAGAAATCAATTTGTAGTTTTTAATTATAATCTTAAAGATGGTGCAGAAGAAGCAATTCATAATAAGATTAGCGATATATGCGTAAGCATGAAAGCTAAAGATTACTTAGATCTTCCAGAAAGAATAGATAATAAAATTTATATAGATTTACCTAAAAAGGTTAAGGATCAATACAGAGAGTTAGAAAAAGAATTAATCATACAACTAGATAATGAAGATATAACAGCTACTAACTCAGCAGTATTAACAGGTAAGTTATTACAGATGTGCAATGGTGCTGTTTATTCAGAGGATAAAGAAATCGTTGAGGTACATGATGAAAAGCTTAATGCTCTTATGGATATTATAGAAGCAGCTAATGGAAAACCAGTTTTAATATTTTATAGCTTTAAGCATGACTTAATTAGAATACAAGAATTTCTTAAAAAGAATAAGTTAAAAGGTCAGGAACTTGTTGGGCCAGAAGATATTAAAAAATGGAATAATGAAGAAATACCAATATTGTTATTACACCCAGCAAGTGCAGGCCACGGTCTTAATCTTCAATATGGTGGAAATATTGTTGTGTGGTTTGGTTTAACTTGGAGCTTGGAACTATATCAACAAGCTAATGCAAGATTACACAGACAAGGACAAAAGGAAACGGTTATTATACATCACATAATTGCTAGAGATACAGTTGATGAAGATGTTATAAAAGCTTTAACTAATAAAGAAGTTAATCAAAATGTACTCTTAGAAGCAGTAAAAGCAAGGTGTATACAATGTGAACAGAAATAATTATAAAATACAAAATCAAGTAATTAGGGACATTTAGTGTGAACAAAAGGTGTGAACAAAACTGTTACAGAGTAAAAATTCTGTTCACATTGTTCACGTTTGAATAAATTACCAATGTGCACAGTGTGAACAGTAAATATTGCTTTGTTCACACATCTTGTTCACGCGAATAATGTGACAACCACAACGGTTTATAGGGTGAGTGTGTACAGTGTGAACAAAATATTATTATAGAGTATTATTTATATAAATAGGCATAAGACATGTACCCGCATATGCATATACACGCACGCGTGAGAGCCTAATAAGAATTTTTTAAGAGATACACGCTTTTTTGTTCACACTGTGCACAGCATTAAAAAGTTGATATGTTAAAAAACAAAATTATGGGAAAAGAGAGTAGGTAGAAGTTGGTATGAGATTATTAATGAACATTTTGAGGAAAAATGAAAAATTGAATATAGATAATACAACTTTAGATTCATTAGAGATTAGACAAAAATTATCTGAGGAATTTAGAGAAGTGTGTGAAGCAATGTCCAATTATGAATGTGATAAAACTTTAAGTAATCTAAAAGAGATTATAAGAGAAACTTATGATTTAATACAGATGTGTATATTGATCCTCTGGAGATGCCACAGACAGGCTTTAACATTAGATGAACCCGAGCTAATAAACAATATTAATAAAGAGCATAGAGAAAAATTAAGTAAAAGAGAGTGGATCTCTAGCAATGAAATACAAATTGATATAAAGGAGTAGATGACAATGGAAAATAAAAAGCTTATAAATTATGATGATGCAGTTAAGATAGGAATTAGAGAAGGAATAAAATATATTAAGGAGCAAGAGTATCATAAGACTACTAAAAGATATGATAGGCGCTTAAGAAATACTAGATTATTGTTAAAGCATTATAGATCTCTTAAAGCTCATAATAAAATAGCAGATACATCTACTAATAAAATCTATGAAGAAAATGCAATAGATGTATTAGATAATGTTGAGAGCATTGATGATGAGGAACAATATGTACAAGCAATAAGTAGAACTAAACTAAGAACCCTAATTATAGTAGGTCATGTAAATAAAGTAATGGAGTATTACAAGGCTATATGTAAAAGCGATGGTAAGACTAAAGAAAGGAGATATAGCATAATTAAGTTTATGTATATAGAACCAGCAAAAGATGATGTAGTACCAACTTATGAGGAGGTAGCTGAACATTTTGAAGTTAATATAAAAACTGTAAGCAGAGATGTAAGAGCTGCAGTTGAAGATTTAAGCATACTCTTCTTTGGTATAGATGGAATAAAACTATAAAAAATATTTTGAAAAGAGGACATAGATTATATTAAAAATGTCCTCTTTATATTTATCTTAATCCTTGTAATATAGCCAATTATTAAAATATCAATGGTCTAAATAATGTCCGATTATATGGGATTGTTATGGAGTTTATAATAATATACAATAGTATCATGGTAAAATTTAGTTCAGTGAATTACCCTCCTTTCAAAGAAAGACACTTAGATTATTCTAGGTGTCTTTCTTTGTGGGTTATTATAGAAAGTGAGGTGGCATTATGGCCAAACTATCAGAAAGACATAAAAGGTTTTGTGATGAGTATCTAATAGACCTTAATGTCACACAAGCAGCTATAAGGGCAGGTTATACACCTAAATATGCGAATAAAAAAGTTTATGCTTTATTAGATAAACCAGAGATAAAGAAATATTTAGATAAAAAGATGAATGCTAGAGAGAAGCGCACAGAAATAACCCAGGATAAAGTTTTAAAAGAATTAGCAGCAATAGCATTTAGCAATGCATCAAATTTCTTTAAAGTTATTGATAGAAAAGTAACTGTTAATGGAAATGAGATTTTAGATGCCTATGGCAAGCCTAAGACATATAAAGATGTTGAATTTATAAATACAGATAACTTATCTGATGATAATAAAAAAGTAATATCAAGTATAAAGCAAGGTGCTAATGGGTTAGAAATAAAGCTTAATGATAAGATTAAAGCTCTTGAACTTGTAGGCAGACATTTAGGAATGTTTAAAGATAGAGTTGAGATTAATGGGAATGTGAATAATCCATTTGAAGGATTAACAACAGAGCAACTACTCAAAATGGTAGCTGATGAAGATGGATAGAAAATTAATGCTGTTAGGAGCTAAGATAGAACTTGCAAGACGTGAGTTCTTTTTTTATTGTAATTTAAAAGCACCTAATTTTTATAAAAAGAACAGAAAATACTTAGTAGAGCTCTGCAATGATCTTCAGGATTTCTATGAAAGTGATGATGAGGTATTAGTTATAAATGAACCTCCTAGACATGGTAAGTCGAGAACTGCAGGTCTATTTGTTGAGTGGGTACTTGGGAATAATCCAAATGAAAAGATAATGACAGGATCATACAATGAGACTTTATCTACTATGTTTTCAAAGAATGTAAGAAACTCAATCCAAGAAGAAAAAGCAGACCAATACAAACCAGTTTATAGTGATGTATTCCCAACTGTTAAAATTAAACGTGGCGATGGAGCTATGAACCTTTGGAGCTTAGAAGGTGGGTATAATAATTACTTAGCTACTTCACCTACTGGAACAGCTACAGGGTTTGGCTGTAGTCTTATGATTATAGATGATTTAATTAAGAATTCACTTGAAGCAAATAATGCAGATGTCAAAGAAAAACATTGGGAGTGGTTTACTAATACAATGCTCTCACGTTTAGAAGAAGGCGGAAAAATTATTATTATTATGACTAGATGGGCCAGTGATGATTTAGCTGGTAAAGCATTAGAGCATTACAAAGAACAGGGTGCAAAGATTAAACATATTAGTATGAAAGCATTGCAAGATGATGGCAGAATGTTATGCGATGAAGTATTATCAAGAAAATCATATGAAGCAAAGAAAAAAGCTATGGGAGCAGATATAGCAAGTGCTAACTATCAACAAGAACCTATTGATTTAAAAGGTAGATTATACAATAGTCTTAAAACCTATATTGATATTCCAAGAGATGAAAAAGGTAATAGCGTATTTACTGGAATTAATGCCTATTGTGATACTGCTGATGATGGCTCAGATTGGTTATGTAATATTATATATGGAACTTATAATAAAGAAGCATATATATTAGATATAGTATACACGCAAGAACCTATGGAAATAACAGAAGATAAAGTTGCTAAATCTTTATATATCAATGGAGTTAATAAGTCATTAATAGAATCTAACAATGGTGGTAAAGGATTTGCAAGAGCTGTTGAAAGAATACTTAAAGAGAAGTATAAATCTAATAAGACTAGGGTTAAATGGTTCCACCAAAGTCAAAATAAAATTGCTAGAATATTATCTAATGCAACATGGGTTATGGACCATATTTATTATCCTAAGAATTGGAGAGAAAGATGGCCAGAGTATTATGATGCTATGATTAAATATCAACGTGAAGGTAAAAATAAGCATGACGATGCACCAGATGCTACAACAGGAGTTGCTGAGAATATGGAAAAGAGAGGACTTAGAACATTCTAGGTCTTATTTTTATGCGCTGGGGGCGATATGTTGGGAGTTAAAAGTATATGGAATAAACTTAAGAAAGGAGTGAAAGCGGGTATGGCAGCAGCGCAAGTTAAAAGTATTATTGATGATGAGCAAATTGTTGGAATGATAACTGAGTTTAATATGTCACAAAAAAGAAAACTTATGATTATAGGTTCTAAATATTATGAGGTTGAAAATGATATTTTTAAAAGAAAACTAACAAAAGTAGTTGATGGTGAAACAATAGAAGAAACTTATAAGGCTAATAATAAATTAGCACATGCTAAGTATAAAAACATAGTTGATGAAAAGGTTGCTTACTTGCTTTCAAGACCCTATTCTTTAAATTGTGATGATAAGCAGTATATAGAAAAAATCAAGGATTCGCTAGGAAAGCACTTTCAATACAAATTGTCAGGCTTAGGGTATGAGGCAAGCAACAAAGGTATTTCATGGTTACAGCCTTATATAAATGAACAGGGTAAATTTAGTACTATGATTATACCTTCAGAGCAATGTATCCCTATCTGGAAAGACAATAGCCATATGGAATTAAGTGGCATGATAAGAGTATATGAAACAACTTACTGGGTTGGATCTACTAAGAAAACTGATACTAATGTTGAAGTTTGGAGCGGAGAGGGCGTTGTGTATTATACACTAGACGATAAAAGATTGATTTACAACTATAATAAATCTAATGATATTGATAATGGTGGCCCAATAGCACATTTTAAAAGAGATAACGAATGGATTTCGTGGGGAAAGGTACCGTTCATACCTTTTAAAAATAACAGGGTGGAAATGCCTGATATTAAGTTTGTTAAATCTCTACTAGATGAGTATGATAAGTCGAGATCAGAAGCAGCTAATTATGTGGAAGATGTAAAGAATTTAATATTTATTTTAAAGGGTTATGGTGGAGAAGATATTAAGGAGTTTATGAAGCATCTTAATGAAGATAGAGCAATTCCTATTGATGACCCGCAAGAAGGTGGAGTTGATGCTTTAACTCCTACAATGGACATAACAGCGTTAAGAGAACATTATGAACAACTTAAAAGGGATTTAACAGAAGATGGACAAAGTATTAATAAAGATTTAGATAAGTTTGGTAGTGCCCCAAGTGGCGTTGCTCTTAAGTTTATGTATGCAGGACTAGATCTAAAAAGTAATGCATTAGAGGTTGAATTTAAAATGGGTTTTGAAAGTCTATTATATTTTATAAATATATACTTAGGTGAAACAAATCAAGGAAATTATAATATCTCTATTAACCTAGATATTGAGTTTAATAGAGATATGGAAATTAATGAAAGTGAAATTATTGATAACTGTAGTAAATCAAAAGGCATTGTCAGTGATGAGTTGATATTAGCTAATCACCCATGGGTTAAAGACATAGAAAAGGAAAATGAGGCATTAGATAAGCAGACTAAAGCTAGTTTGCCATTCAAAGATAGAGTTCCTATAAAAGAGGGTGATTCTATTGAATAATAGTGAGTATTGGGGAAAAAGAATAGCGAATAATACATGGAGAATCTATAACTCATTAGAAGAGAAAAATATAGCTTTATTAGAAATGTATCAAGAAGCTAGTCTTGAGATAAAAAATGAATTATATAGATTAGTAGAAAAGATTAATAAAGGAAAAGAACCTACAAGAAGTGATTTCTATAAGTTTAACAGGCTGACCAATTTAAATAAAAACTTTGAAGAAATAATAAAGGGGTTAACTTTAGATATTGAACAATTCTATATTGAAAGTAATCTTGAAGGTATAGCAAATGTATATAACAATATAATGTTAACAATGGAAGTTGATGACTTTTCATTACCGAATAAAAAAGCTATGGAGAAAATGCTTAATACTTCATGGGAAGGTAGAAACTTTAGCGAAAGCTTATGGGAGAACTCACAAAAGTTAGCCATGAACTTAAATGATATACTTGTAAATGGTATAACACAGGGTAAAACAATCACAGAAATGGCAGTTCAATTAAATAACGAAATGAATAAGGGCTTTAATGTATGCCATAGATTAGTAAGAACTGAGACAATGCATACACTTAATGAAAGTGCATTTAGAGGTTATGTTGATGCAGGATGCAAAAAAGTTCAATATTGGGCAGCAGAAGATGAGAGAGTATGCGAAAGATGTGGCCCAAAGCATGGAGAAAAATATGATATAGATAAAAGACCTGTATTACCACTTCATGCTAATTGTAGATGTACTTACTTACCAATAATTGAAGGGAGTGACAAGTGATGCAACTAAAATGTAAAAAGTGTAAAAGCGAGATTCCTATAACAGATGATATGCTTAAAAGAAACTACTTAGGTGCAATGTATAGTGAAATATACTATGAGTGTCCTGTATGTAATGAAAAATATATTGTAGCTATGGAGAATACTAGGGCTAGAAAGTTAAAGAAACATGGTAATAAAAAAGAATACAAAAATTTACTGGATAAGATTAATGGTAAATAAGCACTTACTCATGTAGGTGCTTTTATTATTGCCTTTTATTGCTATACACGAGGCGTAAAAGAATGGATTAATAAAACTATATAAATGTGGAGCAACTCACATATAAAGGCGTAAATATAGGAGGAATAGAATATGTTAGAAGCATTATTAAAGAAATTAGGAATTGCAGAAGATGTAATTCAAAAAGTCATTAAAGGAATGTCAGATGAAAAAATCTATACTACTAAAGAAGAAAATATCGAGGATAGGTATAGCAAACTTAAAGGTCAAAAGGAAGATCTTGAGAGTCAACTTAAAACAGCTAATACTACTATTAAGGATTTAAAGAAAAATAATGGTGATAACGAGGCTTTACAAAAAACTATTAAAGATCATGAAGCTACTATTGAAACTCTTAAAAAAGATAGTGAAGCTAAAATAAGAAATATTACTTTAGATGGAGCTATTGAAAAAGCATTAGTAGGAGCTAAAGCAAAACATAGTGATCTACTATCATCTAAAATTGATAGAGAAAAATTATTGATAAGTGAAGATGGTAAGGTTAGTGGCTTAGATGAGCAGCTTAAAAGTCTTAAGGATGGTTACAAAGATTTATTTGAAAGTACAGTAAGCGGAACAACACCAATAAATGATGAAAGTTCGTCTAGTGGAATTACAAAAGAACAATTTAATAAAATGGGATATAAGGAAAGAGTAGACTTATATAACACTAATAAAGATTTATATACTCAATTAAGTAATCAAGAATAAAAGGAGATGTTTATATTATGGCAAGTACAACAACAAAAATATCAGATTTAATTAATCCAGAAGTAATGAGGGATATGATCTCAGCAAAAATTCCACAAAAAATAGTGGTAGCACCATTCGCAAAGGTTGATGATACATTAGTAGGACAGCCAGGAGATACTATTACAGTACCACAATTTGCATATATTGGTGACGCAGTAGATGTAGCGGAAGGGGTTGCTGCTGAAACAGTAAAATTAGCTACTAGCACTACAAAAGTGAAAGTTAAGAAGGCAATGAAAGCAGTTGAATTAACAGATGAAGCTGTTTTAAGTGGATATGGCAATCCAGTAGGAGAAACAAATGCTCAGATAGCCAAATCTATTGCAGCAAAAGTTGATAATGACTGTATTGAGGCATTATACTTTGCTCAATTATTTTATGATGGTTCGGGGGCTCAAATAGGATATGATACTATAGTTGATGCTATTGATGTATTTGAAGAAGAATTAAATACTGAAAAAGTTATGTTTGTAAATCCAAAGCAAGTAACTAAATTAAGAAAAGATGGTAATTTTATTAGTGCCGATAAATATGCTGGAAATGTAGTTATGACAGGTGAAATTGGTATGATTGCTAATACTAGAATTGTTCCATCAAAGAAAGTTAAGGAATTCTCAGAATGGTACTCAGCATGTGAGGAGGGAACAGCAAGTGCAATTGAAGTAACCTCAAGCAATTTAGCAGATGTACAAAAGTCTTTACCAGATGTAAAGATTGGAGATCATGTTCTTAAGAAAACAAGTACAGTTTATTTTAATCCAATAGTTAAACTTCAAAATGATACTGAAACAGAAGAAGATACAGCGGCGTTAACAATTTATCTAAAAAGAGATACTAATGTTGAAACAGATAGAGTATCTTTAAGCAGAAAAACAGACATTTCAGCTGATAAACATTATGCAGCTGCATTGAGCAATACATCTAAAGTAGTACTTGCTAAAATTAAGAAGTAAGTAGTAGGTGATTAAATGATTGAAAAGATAATAGAATCTATAAAATTAAGACCTGGAATATCTAATGTTGATGAATTTTTATTAGCTGACTTGGTACAAGATTCAGTAATTGAAGTATCTGACTATATTAATCTTAAAGAAGGAAAAGAACTTCCTATAGGATGTATTAGCATTATTAAAGATATAGTTGTTATTAAAGTTAATAAATTAGGTTCTGAGGGCGTATCTAGTGAAAGTTATAGTGGTGTAAGTCAATCTTACACTGAAGATATTCCTAAAGATATATTAAGAAAATTAAAAAGGTATAGAAAGTTACCGAGGTAATGCTATGAGTATTAATTCAAATATGAAACCTATAATGCTACAGAAGAAAGGAAAAGTTAAATCACCTACTGGAGCGCCAAAAGAACAATGGGTGGATGTAAAAACTATTAATGTTGCTATTTTTAAGACTAATGATATGTTGAATACAAATAGCACTAAATATAATGAGAGCAGTCACACAGGCCTTACATTTTACAAAGATATAAAAGAAGGAATAAACAGACTTGTTAAGGATGATGTTATATATAACATAACTAGTGCTAATTCACAAGGTAGATTAAATAATTTATTATTGAAAGTAGTTGATACTAATGTCTAATAGTGAATTTATAAGGAGCATGGAGAATGCTACAATTGGCATTATAGGAAAAGTTGCTAAAAATATGGAGATAGCGTGTTTACTTATAGAAGGTGAAGCAAAGAAAGGATGTCCAGTAGATCAAGGGCCTTTAAGAGCAAGTATGCAGCGTGATGTTCAGATAAGTGATTCTGAAATAACAGGAATTATTTCTAATAGTTCTGAATATGCACCGTATGTACATCAAGGAACAGGGATATATGCTAAAGATGGAAATGGTCGTAAAACACCATGGAAGTATGAAGTTAAGGCGGGTAAATGTAAAGGATGGCATATTACTAGAGGACAAAAGCCACAGCCATTCTTACAGAAGGCAAGAGATAGTAATAAAGATAAAATAGCTAAGATATTGGCAGGTGATTAGATGCTAGAAATAGCAATAAAAAATATACTAGATAAAGTAACAGGCCTAGAAGTTACTCCAGTATTTGGAGTAGGTGAAGGGCCTTTTATAACTTATACAATAACACCTATTAATGGTGGAGTAGTTAAGCAAAGTCAATGTGAGGTTAAAATAATTGATTCTGATTTTGATAATGCTTTAGAAATAAGAGAAAAGGTATTAAAAAAATTAGATATGGAAGATAGAGAACCTTCATTAGTGGACCACGATATTATTTTAAGAAGTGGTTTAGCTGGTGGGGGTTCTCTTTATAATGACAGTATTCAAATGTGGGAAGTATCCTGCATTTTTATTATTAAGTGGAGGTGTAAATAGTGTCTAAAGATAATAATGAGATAGTATTAGGTGCTGGAGAATTATTTATGTATGAATTCTCAGGAACAACAATACCAGAACATGACGAGATAGAAAAAGATGAACATAATGTAGGACATTGTAGTGGTGGGTTTAGTATTGATTATAAGCCAGAAAAATATGATGTAGTGAATTCTTATGGAAAAACAGTTAAAAGCTTTATAACTAAAGAAGAATTAACAGCTAAAACAGGAATATTAACATGGGCTTTAAAGAATTTGGCTTTACTTTCTACAGCTAAATTTAAAGAAGATAAGACTAAGAAAACTAGGACATTAACATTTGGTGGTGGAGGTTCTTTAAAAACAGTTCTTCTAAGATTTGTTCACGAAAAAGAAAATGGTAAAAAAATACGATTTACAATGATAGGCCAAGGCGGGAATGGATTTTCTTTGGAATTTAATGATAAGGAATTAACAGTAGACTCTGAGATAACAGCTATAGAATATATTAAGAATTTTTTAGCAAGTTTTGAAGAAGAATTGACAGATGAAGAAGCTACTGAAATAAAGGGGGAAGCATAGAATGGTAAATTTAAATGATTACGAAAATAGAGCAGTAGAATTTAAAATAGGTAATAAAACTGTAAATGTGAAAGAGGCTTCTAATGGTCTGTATGAAAAAATGGTAAATTATGAAGCTATTACAGATAATAAAGAAGCTATAAAAGAACAAAGAAAATTAGTATTAGAGCAATTAAATAGAAATAAAGAAAACATAAAATTTAATGTTTCTGATATAGAGAAATTACCTCAAGCAGCTGTTATTAGAATATATCAAGAAGTTGGTATGTTAACTAGAAAAGCTCTTACTGACCCAAACTAAAAATGCCCCTTCCAGATGATCTAAGAATAAGGGAAGCACTTTTTAATAAGTACTTTCCTGTAGCGGATTGGGAAAGGGCATTTCATCTATGCACAAGCGAAGTAAAAAGAATTAGTAAATACACAGGCTTAAGTTTTAAAGAGGTTCAGGAACTTCCATTAAGCCTGTTTTTGTTGTACAGAAAAGAAAGTTGGGTCTACAGCTTTAATAGTACAGAAGAAGGCAAAGAATTCTTAAAAACTTTATGGAGATTACAACAAACTAAGGCAGATACAAAAGCAATAAGAGAGTTTACAGCAAGGAGGTGATACTTTGGCAACAGGAATTGAGTTGGCACCATTGCAAACTAAGTTAGTAGTTAATGCTACAGAATTTAAAAGTGGTATGTACAGTGCATCTAAAGAAGCTGTGCAGGAAGCTGATAAGATAACTACACAGGTAAATAGTAAATTGCAAGGCATAGGCGAGGGAATGTCTAATGTTGGTGGTAAATTAACAAAGGGTGTTACGCTACCATTAGCAGGTGTAGGAATAGCTACAGGTAAAATGGCTATGGATTTTGAAAGTAATTTTGCTAAAGTATCAACTGTTCTTGATAGCAATATAGTTAATTTTGATGATTACAAGAAGGATATTCTACAAGCTAGTAGCGACAGTAAAATATCTGTAGATGAATTTAGTGAAGCTGTATACAGTTCTATTTCTGCAAGTGTTGACCAAACCAAAGCAGTTGAATTTACTACAAATGCTATGAAACTTGCTAAAGGTGGATTTACTACAGGAGCAAAAGCAGTTGATGTAATGACTACAGCCATAAATGGTTACAAGTTAAAAACAGAAGATGCAACTAGAATATCTGATTTGTTAATTGTTACTCAAAATTTAGGTAAAACTACAGTTGATGAATTAGCTAGTAGCATGGGTTCTGTTATTCCTATTGCTAGTGCTGCTAATTATAGTATTGAGGAATTAAGCACAGCTTATGCGTTAATGACTAAGAATGGTATTGCTACGAGTGAAGCAGGAACATATGTTAAATCTATGCTTAGTGAAATAACCAAGAGTGGCTCTATAACAGATAAGGCATTAAGAGAACTTACTAATAAGGGCTTTGCTGATTTAAAAGCAGAAGGAAAGAGCACATCAGAAATTTTTAGTATGCTAAATGAACATGCTAAGAAAAATAATATAACTCTTAAGGATATGTTTGGATCTGTAGAAGCTGGTTCTGCTGCTATGGTTTTAGCTAGTGGAGAGGGAAAAGAATATAATGAAATCTTACAAGCTATGGGAAGTAGTGCAGGGGCAACTCAAAGTGCATTTGATAAAATAGATGCAACTCCAGCAGAGCAATTAAAAGGATCACTAAATAGATTGAAAAATGCTGGTATTCAATTAGGTGAGAGCTTAATACCTATGGTTAATAAGGGTGCTGACTTAATAGGAGCTTTGGCAGATAAATTTGGTAGTTTAACAACTGAGCAGCAAGAAAACTTAGTTAAATGGGGCACGGTTGCAATTACTGTAGGTCCAGCATTAAAAATTATAGGTGAAGGGATAACTACATTTTCTACATTAAAAACTACAGTAAGTGGAGTATCTACAGCTTTAGGATTATTTAAAACTGGTGCAACTGTGGCAAGTGTAGCAACAGAAGGAGTAGCAACAGCAGCTGCAACAGCTGGAGGTGCAACAGCACTTGGTGGACTTGCTACAAGTTTAGGAAGTGTAGCAATAGCATGTGCTCCAGCGGCATTAGCAGTAGGAGCTGTAGCAATAGCAGGCTATGAAATTCATAAGGAGCTGAGTAAGGAAGTTATTCCAACTGTAGATTTGTTCGCTGATAAAGTAACTACAGCATCAGGTCAAGTAACTATGGGATATGCAGGTATGGCATCTAATGCTGGTAATAGCGTAGTAAAAATAAGTGAAGCAACCCAAACAGCGGTTCAATCGTATATGGATATGGATAATCAAACTACACAGGAATTATATAATCAAAAAGTTAATCATGCTGTTATTACTGGAGAAATAGCTAATGATACTATAACTAAATTTAAAAATATGGGTCAGACTATTAAGGATTCTTATAAGAGTAGTTATGATGAAATGTACAATACTACTTATAATTTCTTTGTAGAAAATAGTGTTTTGACAGAGCAAAAAGAAACAGAAATATTAAATAATATAACTGCTAAGCATCAAGAAAGAGAACAGACTATAAATCAATCTATGGCTAGAATACAAGAAATTTATGCTGGAGCTAAGGACGCTAACAGAGCTCTTAATGAAGAGGAAATGAATGAAATAAATATAATTCAACAACAAATGAGAGATAATGCTATAACAACTCTTAGTGAAACTGAACAGGAAGCAGCTGTTATAAGAGAAAGAATGAAGGAATACCAAGGGCGATTAACCGCTGAAATGGCTAGCGAAATGATACAAAAAGCTAATGAAGCAAGAGATGGAGAAATTAAAGCAGCTAATGAAAAGTATGAGGAAATAATAAAACAGGCAGCAAGATTAAAAGAAGCTGGTCTTATTACAGAACAGGAATATAAGGATATGGTTACATCTGCTACTAATGCAAAGGATGAAAGTATAAAGGCTGCAACAGATACTTGTAATGGAGTTAAGCAAGAAATAAGCAATGCTACACCTGGAATAGAAAGAGAAGTCGATACCCAAACAGGTAAAATAAAAAATTCATATCAGAGATTAAAAGATAATATATCTGGATTTTTTACATGGTTGTTTAGTAAAAGTGATGAAGCAGATAATAAGGCAAAAAGCTTAAATATAAATGGCTACGTAGCTAAAGATCATCCAAGCCCCCATTACAACGGACTTAATTATGTTCCTTATGATGGGTATAGCGCAACATTACACAAAGGAGAAAGAGTATTAACAGCTAAGGAAAATAGTGAGTATATACAAGGAAGCAACACATCTAACAGTGGACTTACTCTTAAGATAGAGAACTTTAATAATAATAGAAATACAGATGTTAAGCAACTAATGGAAGAAGCTGAATTTTACAGAAAGACTTGCAAAGTATAGGAGGTAGGCTATGTTTATGTTTAATAATATATCTAGTGAAGATATGGGATTAGTAATGCAAGAACTACCTCCTATATCTACACCAGAGGAAACACTAAATAAATTAGATGTTCCAGGTGGAGTTCCAATATTACAAAATTGTGGGTATAGTTTACTAGAAAAGCCTTGCATTTGCCATTATGAAGGAAATAATCCAGATAAATTATTACAATGGCTTAGAGGTAGTGGAAAAGTAATTTTTGGTAATCTTAAAGATAGATATTATAAATCTTATATAGGAAATAAGATACCTTTAGAACAAATTTTAAGAAATAAATTATATAAATTTCCTGTAATTTTTACCTGTAAGCCTTTCGGTTATTTATTAGATGGGGACATACCAATTACGATAACTAAACCAACTAAATTGAATAATGTTAAATGTAATTATAAGTCTTTACCTACTATAACTATAAAGGGATCTGGAGCAACTACTTTTATTATAAATAATAGAAGTTTTAAGGTTACTAATATTGATGGGGAAATTACTATTAATAGTGAAAAGGAAAGTGTATTAAATGATAGAGGAGAATATATGGAAGGTGAATTTCCTCATTTAGATCCGGGAGAAAATATTATAACTTGGATGGGGAATGTTACAGAAATAATTATAATTCCTTACTGGAGGACTTGGATATGATTAATTTATATAGTAAGAATGAAACTAATTTTAAGCACAATAAGTATGTTTTAAATGAAACTATCAAATGCGAAATTACAGAAGAAATTAATAGTAGTTATGATATTAACTTGGAATATCCATTACATGATAGTAAGAATTTAAGTAGTCTATTTGTTCCAGGGGAAATTATAAAAGTTCCATCTTGGGATGATAGAGAATCACAGTTATTTATTATTAGAAGATTCAAACCTAGTTTAAATAATAGTATTAATGTATATGCACAACATATATTTTTCGCTAAGATGGACGGAAATGTTGTATTAGATACTAATATACAAGGAAAAACTAGAAAACAAGCCGTGCAACAAATATTTAATAATACTATTAATGCACATAAATTTAATATAGGAAATAAAGATAAGAGCACAGATACTAATAATTTAAGGATTGTTAGATATTCTGTGCTTGATGCTTTAGCTGGATCTAAAGATAATACTATAAAAAATAGATATGGTGGGGAGTTAGTACCAGATAATTTTACTGTAGACTTTGTAAATAAACGGGGTAAAGATACTGGAATTAAAGTAACTTATGCTAAAAATATAACTGGTGTAGAAGCTACTTTTGAGGATATTTATTTAATTACTGAAATAATTCCAGTAGGATCTAATGGGTTGATGATTCCTGAAAAATCTATTAAGGCTAGCAATTTTGATGATAATAATCCTTATACTCGTGTAATTGAATTTAGCAATATTGGAGTTGTTGAGGCACAGAAAGATAATGATGGGAATATTACTAATGAAGATGAAGTGTGTACAGAGCAACAGGCTATAGAGAAGTTAAGAAAGGCGTGTTTAGATAAGTTTAATATAGAACATGTTAATGAAATTAATTTTAATCTTAATCTGAACTTTATAGAATTATGTGATTGTATTAATTTTGAAGGAAATGACTACTCTGATATTAATTCTAGGGTTGCTATAGGAGATACTATTGATGTTAATATTAAACCATTTGGGGTAATACAAAAAGGGAGAATTTTTAAGATTACAAGAGATGTGATAACTGGTAGATTAATATCTTGTGAAATAGGATATAAATGTGGAAATTTAGCTGATACCATAAATAAAACTAACAATAAAATAGAAGAAACTAAGGATGAATTAAGTAAAAAAAATAATAATTTAAAAGTAACAATGGAAAAAAGAGATTCTGAAATTGAGTTATCTGTTAAAAATGAAAAAGAAGATAGAGAAGCATCTATTGAAATATTAGATGGGAAAATAGAAGAGAAGGTAAGTGAAGATGATTTTAGCACATATAGAGAACAAACTGCTAAAAAAATATCTGAAAAAGTGAGTGAAGGTGACTTTAGTACATTAGTTGAAAAAAATGCACAAAGTGTATTAATTGCTATTAAAAATGAAACTGAAATGAATGTTATATTTAATTCTGATGGTCAAACCATAAAAAATGGTGCATTAGTTGTAAAAGATAGTAAGGGAAATACAGTTATGAGATTTAATAAAGATGGGACTGTGGGTGTACAAGACATTGAAGTAATTAAAAGAGATAAGTGTAGTGCATTATATAGAACACTATCTAATATGGATGAATTATGGTTTCGAGATGTTGGAATAGACCATTTAGTTATTGAAAATGATGCTTTTTATATTAAAGATGATGATTTTGGAAAAGGATATGACTTAAAGCATTTTATAAGAATGGTATTAAAAGATGAAGGGTTAATATAAGAGGTGATTAAATGATACAAGAATTACAGACAGGACTATTAGATATTAATAATAAATATAATGTTGATTTTAGTTGTAAGCAATTAGATGATATTATATTAAAAATAATAGTTTATGATAAGTGTTTACCCGCAGATTTAAGCAATTACAATGTTAGATTAAAAGCATTTAAAGCAGATCAAGTTCCACTTATACAGGATACTAATATTACTATTAAAGATAATGTTGTAATATTAAAAGCAGATAAGCAATTAACAACAACTACCGGAACAGTTAAAGCAGAATTACAATTTATTAATAAAACTACTTTAGAAAAGAAAAGTACATTTTATATAAATATAGAAGTGGTAGCAAGTGTGTTAGATGTAGAGGGAACTGTAAGCACTCCAACATGCACTATTTTAAAAGAGATAGATCATAAGCTAGACCAAATAGAGAATATAGGAGAAGTGCTTGACAAAGCTAAAGAGGTAAGAGATACATTAACCAATACAACTATACCAACAGCAACTAATATTAATTCTAAACTAGAAACTAGTACTAAAAATGCTAGTACCAAAATAACAGAAGTTGAAAGCATTATATCTAGTGCTACAAGCAAAATAGAAGAAGTTGAGACAAGCATTAATAATGCTAATACTTGTAAAAAAGAATTAGATAATAGTTCTACTATTGCAACAACCAATAAAGAAAATTTAGATACTGCTAATACATTAGCAGAGAAAAATATAGAAGAATTAAATTCGCTTGGTAATGTTACAGATCTAGCTAAAAATGTACAAACTAATAAAAATGATATAGCCAATTTAAAAGAAGATGTTGAAAATAATACTTCGCAATTGAAAGATGTTGAGAATGATATAAAAAATTTAGATGATATAAAAATTAATAAAAAAGTAAAATATTATACAAGTGAAGAAACTACTAAAGGCGCTAATCCCAATAATGCTTTAGAGGGGTGCTTTGTTATAGCACATGAGTTAAACCCAGTACAAAATGGGTTTTGTTATTACGAACAATTTTTCTATGGGGATATATCAGAAACTGCAAATAGAATACAGTATGTTACAACTTATAATGGAGATTTA